ACCATCGACGCTCTCACGTACACTGGCGTTCAGGGGCTACTTTGCAGCGCTAATGATTGACAACACCAAGTTTGTCAAGGCTGCATTCGCTTAATTTAAGCGAACTAAAAAGACTGCAAGACCATGGCTGTTTACAACCTCGCATTTCATACGAGACTAGACAACTATGCCATCATGCAGACTTTCGTTGACACAGACATTCAGTCACAAGACTCGGTAGTTATCGCAGGAGCCGCTCACAACTTCAACGGCACACACACTGTGGTTTCTACCGAGCCTTACGACTTCATTGGCGTTTCAGACGAAGGCGACTTGCTTTTTGACTATGACGTCATTATGGAAAACCAGTTCATATACGTCAGTGCAGGCGACAACCTTGAACGAAGCGTTGCCACCGGAACTGTCACTTACACGCCTACTTGCTCGTGGATTACCTCAGCCGACGTAACCAGTTGGTTAGGCATCGAAGTTGCTACCACTAACGACACCGCATTCATTGCTGTATGCGTCTCAGCGGCTAACAGTTGGGCATTCCGCAAGCGTAGAGAGGCTGGCTACACAGACAGCCTTACAACCGCTCCTGACGGCGCAGCCAAACTAGGAACAATCATGTATGCAGCCACCCAATATCGCTCTCGTGGCGCTGTTGACGGCTACGCATCTTTTGACTCAATGGGCATGGGTACCCCCACCATGTCTCTCGGTCAGATTATGCAGCTGCTTGGTTGCGGAAGGCCACAGGTTGCCTAATGGCTGCAACAGGCATTCTCTATGAGGCAGTGAACGCCACTAAGACCGCACTGACGACTTTGGGCTTGAAACCAGTCACAGACCCACGCAACGCGCGACCACTATCAGTAATGATTGAACTTCCAACGCTCGATGCCTTCACATACAACGTGGGCGATATTCGGCTAGTTATTCGCGTTCTTGCTGGGCCACCCGGAAATCAAGATAGCGGAGATTACTTGATGACAACCGTCGACACAATTATGAACTCACCAATCGCCATAGTGGATGGAAGGCCATCTCTCGCTTCATACGGCGAACAGATGCTTCCTTGCTATGACATGACCGTTGCCGTAGCAGTACGGCGCAACTAACAAAAAGGAGCCACCAATGGCAACAACATTCCTATCCAACGCAACTATTAGCATTACTCAAGGCGCTACAACTACCGACATGAGCGACCAAGCCAACGCAGTCACTTTGACCATCGGTCAGGACTCACTTGAGTCAACCGCCTTTGGCGATACCGGACATCGTTTCACAGGCGGCCTCCAAATGGTTGACGTATCAGTCACCTTCTTTCTCAGCTACGGCGCTGGCGAAGTTGAAACCGTTCTCGCTTCATGTGTAGGAACTGGAACAACCACTTTGACCATTTCTCCGTCAGGCACTACTGAGTCTGCCAGTAATCCAGAATACGTGATTCAGAATTTAATGATTTCCTCGTTCACCCCCATCAACTCAACCGTGGGCGAATTAGCCACCGTCGAATTGGTCGGTACCGGGGGAACTTGGGTTCGCGACATCACCGCACCATAAACAGAAAACAACACAATGCAACTTACGCTCAAGGTCACAACCGACCAAACCACATACGAAGTTAAAACCAACCTTTATGTCATCATCGCTTGGGAACGAAAGTTCAAACAAAAAGCCTCCAACCTCGCCACTGGCGTAGGACTTGAAGACTTAGCGTTCATGGCTTTTGAATCTTGCAAAGTGCATGGCATTACTGTGCCAGCAATTTTTGACGATTATGTTAAGCGTTTAGTCGCTATTGAAGTTGTAACGGACGAACCCACAAACCCCACCAACGAGGCACCTACTCACGCTCTTTAGCAGAACTGCTAGTTGAGACTGGGTGGTGGCCTCCACAAATACCTTTCGAAATGCAAGACATGAACACTGTGATTGACGTCCTAAATAAAGCAAGACGCAAATGACAGCCACGGCATCTATTGAAATTGTTGGCGCTAAAGAAGCCATTAAGGCTCTTGGCAAAATTGACAAAGACCTTCGCAAGCAGTTCAATGCTGACGCTAAACAGATTGCGCAGCCATTGGTTTCTCTAGCTGCTTCTCGATATCCAGATGTCCCTTTGTCCGGCATGAATCGCAACTGGACACAGGGCAACAAGAAAATCTTTCCTTACACCAAAGCCAAAGCAGTTAAAGGTCTAAAAGTCAAGTTCTCTACTCGGCGCAATGATGCCAATGTCATCTATGTGACTCAATCTGATGCTGGCGCTGTGGTGCTTGAAACTGCTGGTCGTGGCAAAAACACACTTTTGTCAGAGAACCTTCGAGCAAGAACTGCTCGTGTTTTGTGGCCTTCAGCCGAACAAGCATTGCCTTCCATACAGGCAGAACTTCGAGCGCTAGTGTTGCGCGTAATCGCTACGGTAAATCAGGAGTTGAAGTAATGGCTGTAAATATTCCCATCATCAGCGAATTTGACGGTTCTGGTATTAAGAAAGCCATTTCTCAGTTTAAGGACTTAGAAACAAACGGGCAGAAGGCGCAATTCGCTATAAAAAAAGCGGCTGTTCCTGCAGCTGCTGGGCTGGTAGCAGTAGGCGCTGCATTGTTTGACGCCACCAAAGGCGCTATTGAAGATGCAGCGGCACAAGACAAACTTGCTGGAATTATTGAACGAACCACGACTGCTACTGACGCTCAGATAAAAGCCAACGAAGATTGGATATCGGTTCAAGGCAAATTGCTTGGGGTCACTGATGACGAATTAAGACCAGTGATGGGTCGTTTGGTCAAGGCAACTGGCGACGTCACAAAGGCGCAGGAACTAGCAAGTCAAGCAATGGACATTGCAGCTGCATCTGGAAAGCCCTTAGAAAGCGTCGCCGCAGCTCTTGAAAAGGCTTATGGCGGAAACATGACCGCACTTCAGAAGTTGGCACCCGAATATCGAGACATGATTAAAGACGGGGCGTCGTTTGAAGAGGTCATGGCTTTAATGGCTAAAACTACTGGTGGTGCAGCTAGTGATGCTGCTAACACGGCACAAGGCAAGTTTGAGCGTTTAGGTATTGCACTCTCTGAAACTAAGGAAAGCATTGGCGCAGCTCTTTTGCCAGCCGTAGAAGCAGTCCTGCCGTTCCTAGTCAAGATGGGTGACTGGGCTGCCGAACACCCAGAGATTCTGTTGGCTATTGGTATTGCTATTGCCACCATTGCTGCCGCCATTGTTGCTGTGAACATTGCGATGGCGCTTAATCCGTTCAGCCTTATTGCTATTGGTGTTGTCGGTCTTGGCGCTTTGTTAGTTACGGCCTACAAAAAGTTTGAACCATTCAAAACTGTCGTTGATGCTGTATTTGGTGGCATCAAGTTTTGGATAAACAACGTCACGATTCCAGCAATACAAACAATGCTGACCGTATTCAAAACAGTGTTCAACGGCATTGCATCAGCATGGAACAACACAGTCGGCAAAATCTCTTTTGAGATTCCTAAATGGGTTCCCGGACTTGGTGGCAAAGGCTTTGATATGCCCAATATTCCTATGCTTGCTAACGGTGGAATCGTTACTAGTCCGACACTTGCCATGATTGGTGAGCGCGGCCCCGAGGCTGTAATTCCTCTCACTGGCCCTAACGCTGGCGCTGGCATGGGTGGCAACACCGTCAATATCAACGTCAATGGCGGCGACCCACAATCAGTAGTTAATGCCCTACGCACTTACATGCGACAAAACGGTTCCGTACCGATTGCAGTGAGCAATATTTACTAATGGCTATTCAGACTTACACAGTTTCTTATAGCACAGACAATGTGACTTATACGGCATTAACAAATGTTCAAAACATTACTGTCAAGATTGGCCGTCAGGAACAGTTAAGCCAGTACAACGCTTCTACTGCTTCTGTGTCTTTGCGCTACCCGACAGGTTTTGCATCGCCAATTGCTTCTCTAGTTACTGGCACGTTTGTAAAGATTGTCAATACAACATCAGGCAAAAACACGTTGATAGGAACTATTAACAATGTCAATGCGCGCTACGGCATTCCCTATGTAGGCGGTGTTGGCAACGCTGACTTTCTAGACTTTTCGGTCGAGTGTTCTTTTGCTCGATTGGGTCGTGCACAAGGTGGTGGCTACGCAATGGGCGCTGCTGTTTTTGCTTCGCAGTTGATTACGGCCTCAACACAATCAGGCGTAAACATGACGTACAGCCTGGCATCTAGCCCTAACATGGCTGGCACGACAGTGTCAGGCACTTGGGGCGACTGGCTTAACAGGTCACTGATGACGACTAACTCGCGCATGATTGACGCACAAACTACAGGTGTTCTTGTGGTGTCACCTTTTGATTACACAGTCTCGGCGGTCAATTTCAGTGATACGGCGAACAATGCTACTAATCAGGTTTACGACCAAATTGACTTCACGAGCCTTGCGGACAACTACTACACACAGGTAACAGTAGACCCTGAAAGTTACGCAGCTCAGACGGTGACACAGGCTGGCGCGGTTAAGCCGTACCGGACATTGCAGACCAATACTTTTAACGCCTCAACTAGCCAGGCCACAGACTTTGCCAATTATCTGCTTGGGGCTTATGGTGGGCAGACTTTTGCTATCGGCTCGTTTTCGTGTTCTGCTGAGGCTCAAAACACTTTCAAGCTTGACCAGATAGGTGCTGGCGCTACCTCTGGGGCTTCGAATGTGATTGGGGCGCAAGTGTCTGTGGCGTTTCGTGGCACTACTTTTCAGTGCATTGTTGAGGGTGTCACGATTTCGGCTACGCCTGCTGGTTCGCGCTACACATATTTTGTGTCGGGCGATGCCCTCAACAATTATCTGCTTCTAAACAATGCGGTGTTCGGGCGACTTGACTACAACAGATTAGGATATTAATTATGGCTATAAAGACTTTTACTACAAGCGAGGTGCTGACGGCTGCCGATACAAATACGTATTTGGCTAACTCAGGGCTGGTCTATATCAGCAGTACTACTTATTCAGGGTCATCTGCAGTAAGTATTAACAACTGTTTTTCTAGTGCTTACACAAATTATAGAATTATCGGAAGCCACATACCTTCTAGTTCTCTTGTTAATTTTAATATGAGATTGCGGGCATCAACTACCGACCAAAGTGGCGCAAATTATCAAGCAACAAACGCTCGTTTATATAACACCAATGCACAAGACAGTTCCTCAAGTGGTGCAACTACTATGTATTTCTCAAACGGTGGAATAGCGTCGTTTCCGTACGCTTTTGCTATGGACATATACGACCCGTTTGGAAATACTCCAACTCTTGTTCAACATGATGCAGTGAACTTTGAGGCCGCTGTTGCTGGTGTGAGATGGTGGGCAATGGGTGGATACAAGGCTAATTACTCTGCTGACGGTTTTACCGTTTACCCAACTTCAGGCACATGGACAGGCACCATAACGGTGTACGGATACCGAAAGGCATAACTAATGAAACCCCTACTAGGAACATTTCATGATGCCCTCACAGGCAAAACCATTGTTCGGGAACTAACACCTGAAGAAATAGCAAAACTAACAGCAGAGGCAACAGATGAAACGCCTACTGCTGATTAGCGCCACCCTCATCACCCTCACAAGCTGCGCAGACCGTGAACGCCTCAACTGCCCACCAACCAAAAACAAAGCCCTACGCGGCGTAACCGAAACAATCACCCCAACAACACCAGCCCCCGCATACGGCACAGGCGGAAAGTGCGTATGAAACCAGACAACAGACACA